AAGGAGAGCCCAAAGTTTATCTGCCATCTGCTGATTCTCTTGGACAGAGGGACGCAGACTGGCCTTTCTATATGCTTGCCAGCATTGAGCTTTCTCGTTGAATCTGATGTCGCCTTTGAATTCGAGACGCTTATACCAGTCTGCTAGTTCATCTCTGGCCTCATCAGAAGTACGGTTGTTTATGAAAGAGGATATTGCTACGCATTTTGTGGCGATATCCTTTGCCATGTTGATAGCACCCTCAACACCTGCAGTAGCTTGTTTCATCAAATCAGATGCTGTTTCAAGGCCATATTTCTTAGCCTTAAAGGATTTCAATCCCTTCTTAGTTTCTCTAGAGAAGGTGATACCAGATTTAGATGTATTCTTACTGGTTGCAGGTTGTATGTTTGTATTGTTATTCATCTTATCATTCCTTAGGGTTAATAATTAAGTGGGCATTGTTGCCCACTACGACGAGGGGGACGGGCCCCTTAGTTCCAAGGGTTGCAACTCAATTTCTCAACCTAATTAACAGGGGTGCAACCCTTACTAAGGGGGGATGGGGTATGTATATATCTCCCACACGCATTCTACGTATATTTTTCAACACGTAGCCAATTCTATGAAGGATTATGTAGTTTCCACTATGAGTATACCAAAGAAATTCTTTGATCCAGTATCAAAAACCTTTCTGATATGGAATGAACAGAAAGAGAAATGGGAGACAGAAAAGACGAATAGCAGTAATGTAGATGATTTGCTATATATGACGGACTATGTGACTGCTGAAATACAGATTGAGAATGCAATTGAGAGCCAAATAGTAAATAAAGTATTAGAAAGTGAAAATATTTTTAAAAAAGAGTTGCGAAATTAACTTTTTTGTTGTTTTTTATACAGTATATATACTGTACAGTACAGTTACTGTACAGTTACGTAACTGTATTATATCTCTACGGAGATATAATACTGCAGTATCGATACTGTAGTGGAATTTCTTACTAGAAAACTAAAGGTTAATAAATTTATGGATGTGACCTATCCCATTTATACTGAATCCGAAGCTATAGATCGTGATATTAGCTATAAACCATGGAAAGATTGCAGTGTAGGAGATTATGGTATTTCAGATGATGGTTATATTGCTGAGTGTGTGAAGCGTACTAAGTATAAAAAGCAAACAGAGATGCAATTCCCTTTTGGTAGAGCCTGGATTAATGGCAGTGCTAAGTTATTGTATGAGCCAAGAAGGATTAGTGGCAACTATGATGGAGTTTCTATTAAATCGTATGAAGAAATTGAAAGTCAAAAGTCTCGAACCAAGAATACGGTAGATGTCTATGTGCGTATGTTGCTTAATGGTGGGCCTATTGATTGGATTCAATTAGGCAAAACCTACCGTAAAGACCAAAAACGTCCAGATTTAACGGTAAAAAAATTATTTAAATCAGAAAAGGTAAAGCGTATGGTAGATAAACGTATAGATGAAGCATTAAAGGAACGTGGAATTAATGAAGGAGAGGTATTAGACGTTATTGCTGATGCAATTGCAATAGCAAAAGAGAAAAAAGACCCTTCTAATATGTTAAAAGGTGCCGAAACCTTTGTGCGAATTTTAGATATGTTGCCAAAAAAAGCAGTTCAAACTGATACGATGCAGATTGACATGACCAATCAAATATTAAATGATATTGAAAAGGAAGAAAAACGATTAAAATTGGAACAAAAGAAGGAATTAGTCTAAGTGAAGTTTAAGATGACATCTGATATACATGATAATGGCTCTATTTGGCTTAAAAAACGCATTATTCTTAAATATGTGGATGATGAGCAGATTGAATTATTTCTTGAGGTTTTAAAGGCAATTGCGGAGGAAAATGGTATCAAGGTTGAAAACGGAGATATAGACTATATGCTTGGTGCTGATTATTAGCCTTATTCTTACACGTAACCCGTTAGGTAAAAATATATAATGAAGAAGAACGCTAATAACAAAGCCATTTTAGAAAAACTTCGTAGAGATATGGTCTTGTTTGGTAAGATTGTTATGCCTCAAATGTTTTCTGTACCAAGTCCAAAGTTTCATTATATCATTGCAGATGATTTAATGGACAAGGAGAAGAAGCAGATTAACATTATTGCTCCAAGAGGCCATGCTAAAAGTTCTATTATAGGTGGAGTATTCCCTTTATACCATTTGATGTTCGATAAAGGACAAAAATTGATCGTTCTTGTTTCAAGAACGCAGGATCATGCTGTTAAATTACTTGGTACGATTAAAGATACAATAGATTACTCAGAACAATTTAGACAATTGTTTGGCTATTGGGGTCAACATAGCGCTAGGAGCTGGGCAAAGGCAGAGATAGAACTAAAAGACGGATCTATGATTATCTGTAAAGGAACAGGCCAGCAGTTACGTGGTATCAAAGTAGGGAACCAAAGACCTACCCTTATTATTGTAGATGACCCTGAAGATGAGAATAACACTAAAACAGCCGAAGCTATGGAGCATAATCTTAGATGGTTATTGCAATCCGCAGTTCCATCTGTTGATCCATTAAAAGGACGTATTGTTATTATTGGAACACCACAGCATCAACGATGTATGGTGGAAACTTTAAAAAGTATGAAAGGATGGGAAAATAAAGTATTTACTCCTAGTTTGGAAAAAAAGAGGTCATTATGGGAAGAATGGTGGCCAATAAAAAAATTAATAGCAAAAAAGGAAGAACTAGAGTCTATCAATCGTTTATCTGTATTCTATCGTGAATATATGTGTGAAATTGTAGGGGACGAAGATCAGCTATTTAAAAAAGAAGATATTCAGTATTACGATGGGAAATTTAGAATTGATAGGGATGGCAATGCTTTTATTGATTTAAAAGAAGTAGATGGAGAAAAAGTAAACGAAACCGTTCCAGTAAATGTATTTACTGGTGTAGATCCTGCATCTAGTGTAAAACAAACTGCAGATTATTCGGTTATTTTTAATTTAGCAGTAGATGATAAGAATCGAAAGTTTGCATTGCCTTATTACAGAAAACATGCCAAACCGTTGGCATTAGCAGAAGAAATTGTAAATAATTTTAGAAAATACAAAAGTACTAAAACTCGTATTGAATCGGTTGGATATCAAGAAATGTTACGTCAATATGTGCAAATGAGGTGTGATGAGGAAGGAATCTTTATTCCTGGATTAAACATCAAAGAAAATCCACGTACTAGCAAATCACATAGATTAGAAAGTTTACAACCATCTTTTGCAAAAAAAGAAATATTTATTATGAAGAACATGCAAAACTTAGAAGATGAGATGCTTTTGTTCCCACGTGGAAAGCATGACGATCTTTTAGATGGTTTTTATTATGCTTTTAAAGGACATTACAAACCTTTCCATGAAGAAAAAGAAGTTCCTCTTTTAGGAATGAAGAGTTTTCATAAACATGACTGGCAAATAACTTAACACGTAGCCAATGGGGTTTCGCTATTTGTAAACTTCACCCAGAATGCCGCATACTAAAGATTCATTAGTCACTGAGTCCGAGAAACTTCTCGATCAATATCATGGTGAAAGAACCGATTGGGCAACTCAGGCAATGGAGGATGATGAGTTCCGTAATAACCAACAATGGAAGTCAAAACATATAACCACACTAGAACAAAGAGCGCAAAGTCCCATTGTAGATAATGTTGTACACCCTGCTGTTGAGCAGGCTAAAGCTCTTCTTACTGCAAACAAACCCAAGTTCCAATCTACAGGAAGAGATGATAGCGATACAAAAGTAGGTAGAATTTTTTCAGAGATCATGTCTTATATCTGGGATAAATCGAATGGCAGTGTAGAATTAAAGCAAATTGTAGATGATTATTATGTAAAGGGTATGGGAGTTATGCAGGCATATATGGATCCTATGAAAGACTTTGGTAGGGGAGAGGTTTGCTTTCATAGCGTAGATCCTTTAGATGTATATATAGATCCAAATGCATCGGATACGTTTTGTAGAGATGCATCTAATATTATGATTGCAAAAATATTTACAGGTTCTCAGTTGATAGATTTGTATCCGCAAACCGAAGAAATGATTAATGATATGGAGCAATCCAAAAACGACAGATATCCTGCACAGAGTAGGCGTGGACAACTAGATCAAACCATTGGCCCTATCCAGAGCGATAATTTTGCTACGGATGAACGCTACTATGAAGTAATAGACAGGTATCAGAAAGTTAAACTACCATACTACCACATAGTAGATACAGTAATAAATCAGGAGTATATTTTCAATGAACAGGATTTTTCTGAGTATACAGAGCAACCTGCTATTATTATGGTTAATCAAGAAGGAACTCAATACATAACAGAAAAAAGAAGTGTAGATGAATTAATTGCAGTATACGAAGCTACAGGTGGTACCTATCATTATATGCTAGATATGCAGACAGGGCAACCTACTCTTATGCCTGGGCCTGAACATGCAGAGGCTATTCCTGGTTCTCAGACAGAAATACGAATTACTAAAAAAGGATTATTAATAGGAGAGGGTGTTATTATTTCTAATCAAGTAATTGTAGATCGAGTTCGCAGAATCCTTTGCACGGGAGGAATACTTCTTTACGATTATATTTTAGATATTGAAGAATATCCTATTGTAACCTTAATGAACAGACATAATCGTAATCCTTATCCAATGAGTGATGTTCGATTTGTAAAGCCTATTCAAGAATATATTAATAAAATCACTTCTTTAATTATTGCTCATGCAAGTTCTAGTACAAATACAAAACTATTGATTCCTAGGGGTTCTATGAACCGCAAACAGTTAGAAGAAGAATGGTCTAGGGCAGGAACAGGAGTAATTGAGTTTGATCCTGAACTAGGTACTCCAATTGTGGCAGGGCCTATTCCACTTCCTAATGAATTATACAAAAATAGAGAAGATGCTAAACAGAGTATTTATCATATTTTAGGAATCCATCCATTGCAAAGCGGTGATCCATCCGCAGCTCCTTCCACATACAAAGGAACCGTAGCAATAGATGAATATGCTCAAAGAAGAATTAAATCTAAACTGGACGATATAGATGAAGCATTAAATCAGATAGCAAAAGTTATTGTTCAGTTTATACAGCAAACTTATACCGATCAGAAAGTAATTCGATTAATGAAACCTGATGGACGAATGAATGAAGTTACTATGAACCAGCCCATCTATGATGATTTTACAAATGAGGTTCTTGGAAGAATGAACGATGTAACGATTGGTAATTATGATCTAGTAGTGGTAAGTGGCAGTACGCTTCCTTCAAATAGATGGGCAAGGTTTGAATATTATATGCAGTTATACCAAGCAGGTATCATTGATGCACAAGAAGTGCTAGAGCAAACAGAAGTAGCAGATACAGAGGGCGTTATGCAACGAACCAGTATTATCAATCAGCAACAGCAAATGATTGCTCAACTAGAAGAGCAGTTAAAAAATACCAAAGGAGATCTGCAGACTGCACAAAGAGAATCAACTCACGATAGAAAACGTGTAGAGATTGAAAAATTTAAGACAAAGCTGAATAGTGCATCAAATAAATCACAATCAGCAGTCAATTTGTTTGAAGCAAGACTCAACGATGAATTGCAAAAAACAAGACAAGATTTAAGACAAGATGAACAACGAAAAGAACCCATTGCTGTCTCTTAGACAAATGGGTAAGGAGAAGTTAAATGTCTGAAGAAACACAAAACATGGATGCTGGAACTGATAGCAAAGAATATTTTGATCTTGGCAAGGAAGTTCCAATTCAAAGTGATAGTGTAGGGGAAGAACAGGCCCCAAATCCTGTTGATAATCTGGAGGCGTTTGATAATAATCTAATGCCATCAGAAGATCAAAACGAAGCATCTCAAGAAAGTGCGAATGCACCAAAAGGAGACGAAGGTCGTTTTGAGTACTGGCAGAGCAGATATGACCAAAAGGCAAGTGAGTTTAACAAATTAGAAGAACAGCTTGGGCAATATCAAAAGATTGCGCCTATCGCTGAATACATACAGGAAAATCCTAATGTACTTCAAAATGTTGCACGATCACTTTCC